AGTCTGGACCCAACCAATTACTTCTAACCATTGCTGGATGAAGTATATTTTTAAAGTAGTCTCTATGTTGTTCTACATGTTTACCAGTCTTTGCAAAACCAAAGTCAGTTACTTCTACTAACCCAAGTGCTGCTACAGCAACACCAATCACAGCACCAGCACCAGCAACCCATTTCTCAAGGTGACGAATTCTTCCCTTCAACCTTTCGTTCTCTTCTTGAGTTACTCTATCTACATCTTCTTTAAGATCTTTTATTTGCTGCTCCAACACAGCCATCCTGCTGTTCTGTTGAGCATCAATCTTGTTAATTACGTCATCAGTCATTTTTCTGCAGCATATAAAGCAAATGTAGAAGTAGTTATAACAGTCATCATGTTAGCAATGTGTTGCTTATCTG